TACCAAGCTCCAGCTAAACCAGCTATGCAATCTGGCCCAGGCTCATTAAGCCAACGCACCGATGGCGGACCTGCATCTAAGCAAGCAATGCGTTATGTATCTGGCATGCCTAATTACGGCGACGGTACAGACATGATGCAGATCCAAGGCGGTGCCCCGATGGCTGCTACGCCATCTCCACGCCCAACATCGCCATCTCAGATGGCTCAGGCGGCACAGCAACAGCAACAACCAGCGCAGCCACAACAACCACCAGTTGTTCCATTGACTGCCCCTACACAGCGCCCAAATGAGCCAGTCACTACTGGTGCAGCAACTGGAGCTGGTGCAGGACTATCTGCCATTGGTATTCAACCAGGACAGGTTATTACCCCTGGAGCATCTGCCAAGCAAGTTGTTCAATCAGCAGCTATGCATCCAGACGCTTCTCCAGCATTGCAGCGTTTAGCAACATTATTAGGAAAGTAGTTTATGTCACAAACTACACCGCTACCTTCATCTGGTGGATCCATTGATTTGGCCAACCAGATTGCTAATTCGTACCCTCGCGCAGACGCTAGCGTAAAAGCTGCCGCCATTGCTTCTGGCAACCCAACAACAGCTAACGCTCTTGGCGCAACTGATTCTGTTGCCCAGACCGCAAATGCTGTCAACACACACCTCAACACTTACAGTTCGCATGGATGGTTTAATAGCATCCTGACTGACGTAAAAGATGTTGCTGGTGCTGTCACTGGCTTTATCGGAAAAGCTCCCGTTATTGGAACTTTGGCAAACTGGGCTAGCAAGCCTTTGCAAGAAGTTCAAAAAGATTACAAATTTATTCATAGCCTTTGGGCAGACCACGGCCCAGCAGCTGGTATTCTAGGAACGCTTGGCGTTATTGCTGGCGGAACGCTGGGAACAATACTTGGTCCAGAAGGAACAGTATTAGGAGCAACAGCAGCTGGCGCTCTTGAGCGCAACATCCTTGGTCGTGTTATTCCTAGCTTCAAAGATTCGCTCAATAAGTCCAACGACCCTAACTATAACGTTTCGTTTGGTCGCGATTTGGCTCATGGTCTTTCCAACATTCCAGGATTTGGCACGCTGGCAAATACAAATCAAGGATTTGGTCAGTTTGTTTCTGGTATTGCAGACGCTTCTTTTGACTTTAGCGCTGACCCAATCGCCAAGGTTGGCAAGATTTATGGCAAAGTAAAGAACGGATCGTACTTAGCTGAAGCTAAAAACCCAGATGGTTCCGTCATGCGTGACGAAAGCGGCTTGCCTATTGTTAAGGCAACTCTTCCTATTGCATCACGCGCACCTTCTGTTGAGTCTTTCCTCAAGAGCGTAGCGCCAAAGGTTAATTCTAGCGCTGACTTGATGGATGCTTACAACAATACTTTTAACTGGCAGTTCCGCGGTGCGGTTAAAGACATTGCTAGCATGGATAACCCCATCGATATTCAGGTTCGCTACAAAGAGTCGAATATCACCACGCCATTGGCCAACGCTTTAGCTGCAGCCAAGACTGAACCTGAAGTACTGAACGTGCTTGGCAAGTCTATGTACTCCAATGAGTTTGCGCAAGCCACTACTCCAACTGGCGCATTGGTCATGCCTACTCGCACACTGGGCAAGATTTTCTCTGACCGATGGGGAGCTGAGCGTATTCGCTCCAGCACTCAGGCTACAACTCTTAATGAGCAAAAGAACTTTCTTGTTCCTAAGCGCTCAACTGTCATGGTTCCAAAGATGGAACAGACGCTTGATGAAAACGGTAATGTCGTACTTGACGAAGCTGGCAACCCAGTTATGCGTCAGCAAATTAACCAGTTTGGCATGCCTGTTCTGACAGCAGCTACCGACGCTAACGGCGAAGTTATCACAAAGATTAACACGCCAGTATGGATGGCTAAGAACGGTACGGAGCTAAAGAACAATGTGATGAACGCATTGGCAGCAAAGGTTCGCACCTTTACTGGCATGAAGGCTTTGTCCATAAACCAAGACTTAATGAAGCAGACTGGCGAAAAGATTGACTTTCGCGATCCTAATGCTGGCGTTACTGTCTATAACCTTTTGAACTATGCCATGCCTTCAGACGTGGCTAAAGAATACGCCGCTAAGGTAATGACCGCAGCTGACGACAATGAGCGCAGAGCGCTTTTGCGTGGCGCTCAGGTAGAAGTACTTAAGGCAGCTGGTCTTCCTGACGAAGCTGGCATGCTTAACAAGATACTTTCACAGGTTCACCGCGCTACCTTTGGTGACGAAGTGACCAATGGCGTGTACGGTTTTCTTGATGGTAAGCCATTAGGCCACATGGTCGATGCTGACGGCAATGCAGTTAACGCTGCCCTTGACCCTTCACAGCGCTATCTTGGCTCGATGATGGATTTAAAGTCCATGCACCAAGCTATTCGTGCTACAAAAGCTTACGGCATTTTGTACAACCATGCGGATGACTTTTTCACGCACTATACCAACCGCATCTTTGCTCCGCTGACTCTGCTTTCAACAGGATTTGGTTTGCGCGTAGCTGGCGCCGAAGCGCTGCATCAGGTTATTCGTCGTGGTCTTGGTGACTACCTAAGGAACGTTGTTGCTTCATCGGCTGAAAAGTATCAAGGCGCACATTTCAAGTCTGGCCCAGAACTGGTAAAGACCACTGACGCTATTACTCAGGCGCTTACGCCAGAAGAGCTTGCGGTTGCCGACAAGCCAAATGACATGGTAAATGAAAACGCTGTTACCAAAGAATTAGCTGAGCGCGAAAAGGGATTTAAGACTCTTGTACAGGGAGCTATCAAAGCATCTGGCTCGACAGCTAGCTACAACAGCGCTATCAAATCTGTCGTAGATTTGAAGGCAAAGGTTCATCCAGTGGGCTGGCTTGCTGACAAATTTGCTTCTTCAAAGATTGCACCCTACTCAGTGCGTCAAAAGATTGATGACCTTGCTCGTCTGCATGCTTCAATAGGAAGCGAAGGCATACCAGCTGGTATTGCAGCAGACCACGGTGCTTCAGCGGAAGCTGCGGCTTTTGACAATGTGGATCAGTTCATTCAAGCTTTTGGCCGCAGCAAGCGTCCAGGAGAAGAACTTGCTGGCTTGAGTCAGACAGACCCACACTTTAAGCAGTACTGGGCGCAGAACTTGCAGAAGGCTGCAAATAGTGAATTTCACCAAGACATTGCCGCAGACTTTTTGCGTCAGGCTAAGCTTAACCCAGGCTTAAAGGCTGACCAAATCTGGGCAAAAGTGCAAGAACTTCATACTGCGCGTATTGCAGATAAGACAACTTATCAAGAATATCGCACCAGCATGGATGGTCTAAGCCGTGCTACTCCAGAGTCTTTTGCGGCTGCTCAGATCCAACACATGCGTGGCATGGTTCAAGGCGCAGACGGCACTACACATACAGCATTTCTTCGCAATGTCGCCAATGGCAATAAAACATATGTAGAAGATATGAAGGATTTGAATAACGCTAGCTGGCCAGCAGTTGTGCTGGGCCGAAAGGCACGTCCAAGCCTTGACAACATTATGCAGAAAGTCCAAGATGTTGGCTTTCGCACTGCCGTAAATCCAGTCATGGATTTTCTCTCTCGCCAGCCATTATTCGCACACTTCTACAGTCAAGCCTTGCGCGAAGCTGACACTATGAAGGCATTGGGATTGATTGATGAGGATGAGGCTGTTAGATTAGCTGCGCTTCGTGGTACAGAAAACATGCTGCCTACGATTCACAACCCTCAGCTGCGCTCTCAGTTTGCGGTATTGCACCGTAACCTTATGCCGTTTTACTTTGCACAAGAGCAAGCCCTCAAGCGCGTTGGCCGTCTAGTCACGTCTAACCCACAGGCGTTTCGTGACTTTCAGATGGTTAATCATGGCATAAATAACCCTGGTTTTGTACACACCGATGCTAATGGAAACAAGTACATTGTTTATCCTTTGCTTGGTGAAGTAGGAAACAATATGTTGCGCGGCCTTCAAGCCCTTGGCATTAACTCAATGTCTGGCTTGCCAGAGTCTGTTACTGGAAATACCTCATCTTTGCTGACAATTCTTCCTGACATAAAAATGCCAGGAACTGGCACATTTGCCAACATTGCTCTAGAGCAGCTGGCTAAGCGCTTTCCAGTATTTACTGCGCTATCCGATGCAGCCAGCGGTGGTTACCCACCAAAGACACTGACAGAGGCTATGTTCCCTAACGCTTCCATGCGTAACATCTGGGATAGCATGACCATGGATCAGAAGCAGACGAACGTTGCTAACTCCATCACTTCTGCTATTGCCGCTGGATATGCCAGTGGTCAAATTCCAGAAGATTTTGCAGCTCGCCCAGCTTTTGAGCAGCAGCAAATTATGGATAAGATTTATGCTAACGCAAAGTCAAACTTGATTATCAAGGGCGTTTTTTCGTTCTTCTTGCCATTGTCACCAAACGTGACAAACGATTACTACACCAAGAATTTGCAGTCATTCCGTTCAGAGTTTTTAAACATGCTCAAGCCAGTAGCTCAAGGTGGCTTGGGATTGACCATGCAGCAGGCTTTGCCAAAGTTCTTGGAAGAGCATGGCAGTAAGGCAGTTTCATACACAGTGTCTGCTACTAGCCAGGATACTGGCGGAGCAAATGTTCCTTTGTCAGATACTACAATTTCTTGGCTAAAGAACAACACTGGACTTATCAATGACCCAGCTCTAGCAGCTGGAGCAGCTTACCTCATACCGCAAAATACACAAGGCGGCAATGTAGCTAAGATTGAAAATGAATTGCTTGCAGAGCATCTTCGTTCAAAGCGCACTCCAAGCGATTTTATGAACGCTATTTACATCGCAAAGGGATGGGCTGATATTGGCGCAGACTATGCTGATTATCAGAAGTACATGGCCAATGCTCGCGCCACAAACAACACCTACGCTCTTGGCCAAGGTGCTGCAATGTGGAAGCAATTTACTGCAAACTATGGATTGCGTAACCCCATTTGGTTCAATGATTACTCAGGTACAACCCGCGTAGTCAATGCCAACTTGGCAATGGATGCTTTGCTCAAAATCCAAAAAGAAGGCAAAATGCCTAATGACCCACAATCACAGGGCATTAATGATTTGCTAAATAACTATAAGGATTTTAAGCCTCAGCTAGACGCAACCATTATCAATGGTAAGGCAACACCAATGCACTCAGCATTGCTAGACCAGTGGAGTACCTACTTGGATCAAGTGTCTGCTCAAAACCCTAATCTTGTTAATGTTGTCAACGGAGTATTCAGGAAGGTGGTGGCTAAGCTCTAATGAGTGATACTACTAAAACCACTAGCACAACCAGTACAACGGGCAACACTGGTTCTACTCCAGCACTTAGCTGGATGGACGCGGCTGCTGCTGGGGCAGCAAGTACAAATCTTTATGCCAACATGAAGACTTATACTAACACCACCAGCACAACCCAAACTTCACAACCTGACATTACCGCGGTCATCAATGCAACCATGCAGCAACTCGTTGGCCGTAACGCCACTGCTGCTGAGATTGCTCAGTACGGTCAAGAGCTTCTTGCTGCTGAAGCTGCCAATCCTGGCAAGTTTCAAGAAACTACTAGCTATGGTCCAACTGGAAAGCGCGCAGATATTACAGGTAGCCAGGTTAGCAGCGGAGTAGATCCAACTTCCTTTATCTCTAACATTGTTCGGGGAACAGCGGAAGCTAGCCAGTACAACATTATGAATACATACATGGGCGCATTGTCCAACTTGGCAGATTCGTACAAGGGAAGTTTCAATGGCTAATAAGACAGGTTTGCCAAAGGGCTACAGTATAGAAACAAAGTTTGACTCGGATTACGGCGCATTTGCTACGGTCCAGGTTTTGATGAATGGCGAGAATGAAGTTGCCACTATTCGCAATGGCAAAGTCGTATCATCGTCCGACCCAAAGATTGCCGTTGGTTCTAGCCAAGATTCAGCTATTGCTTACATCAATTCTGCTAACCCTTCAAAGCCTGCAGCTAAAGCTGCACCAGCAACCCCTGATACTGGCGCTCAGCTAGATACTCTTAATGAGCAAATCAACAAGCTTGAAAGCACAAGAAATTACAACGCTGCAATTATGCAGTCTAACCCAGTTGGCTCTTCTCGCTACAATACAGCTAAGGCTCAGTTTGACCAGGCCACATCCGACATGGCTCCGCTGCAAAAGCAGCTTGATGACCTAAAGACAACAGAGACTGGCAAGGAAACTGCTGACCAAGCGAAGACCGATGCTCAGCAAGCGCAAAGCGACCTTGCTGCGTTGAATGAGAAAAAGCAGCGCGCTATTGACTTAGGCGGAGATGGCTCTCAATACGATAGCCAAATTCAAGCAGCTCAACAGAAAGTTAATACAACATCTGCTGCTGCTGGCGTTAAGCCAACTACAACTCCTAGTGGAGTAACTGTCCCAGCTGGCGCTACTGAAAGTCAAAACCAACAGCAAGCTGCGGCAGTGCCACAGCCAGCTGCGCCAAAATCATCTTCATCATCAAGCTCATCTAGCAGCTCAAGCGCGACAGACTCTGTTCCAGCGGCCTACACGCCTTTGACTGCATCGGAGCTTACTGATCGACCAGTTGCAGGACCGCAAACTCCAGATGAAGCTGCTGCAGCAAAGTCTGCTTTTGTACAGACCCTTGGTCCTATCGGAGCATTGGCTCTTGCCACTCCATGGATGGCTGACATTATCCAGCAAGCCTATGATGGCAAGTGGTCAGCTACAAAATTTACAGATACTGTACAGAATTACGTTGATCCAAAAACTAACGTAAAGCCTTGGGACCAAATTGGTCAATCTATTCGCGACAGCGAGCTTGCTTACTATGGCAACAAGCAGGCGTGGGGACAACAGTACAACGACAAACTTCAAATCCTTCAACAGTCAGCGACTGCTCAGGGATTGGATCCAGCGATTTTTGGCACAGCATTGCCGACAGATGCTGCTGGAAACATTGACCCAGCTGCTATTGATGCTGCCTTCAAGGATACAAAAAGCGGCGTAAATACATTCTTTAGCCAGTTCTACAACAACATGCCAGACCAGGCAACCGTTGACAAATACGTTGCTAACCACACTGGATTTGCTAAGACAGACCAGGGCGTGTACGGCGGCACTCTTGGTTCAACCGTTGACGCTCTCAAAAGCTATGCAAGCCAAATGGGTGTAGCTTCACAGTATCTTACCAATGGCCAAGCTGCCCCTGGAACTGACTACTTTGCTAATGCAGCCAGTGGTGTACAAAAGGGAAATACTACTCTTGAAGAGCAGCAAAACTACATCAAGCAACAGGCTATTGCAATGTATGCGCCATTTGCACAACGCATTAAAGAAGGCCAAACTGTACAAGCTTTGGCTAGCCCATACCTTAACGCAGCAGCGAACTTGCTTGAAGTAGACCCTTCAACCATTGACCTTGGTGCAACCACTGGCTTGGGCGCGTCTGTTACAAAAGCGCTTCAGGGCGATGGAACAACACCTATGAGTCTTGATGCTTTTACTACATCGGTTAAGCAAAACCCACAATGGTTGCAAACAACCAATGCTCGCAATAGCTTAATGGATACAGCAAATACTCTTCTTCGCAACTTTGGATTGGTAACGGGTGAATAATGCTTGATCAAAGTCTCGACAGAACAACATCTTCTTCTGCAGCCCAGCCATCTTCAGCTATTCCAGCCTCAAGTGCAAATAATTATGGCTATGTGCCTGGTGGTTATACTGGTGCGCTATCCGCACCATCTGCACCAGCTGCATCTTCTTCATCGGCAGCCGCGTCTGCAGGGCAAGGAGCAACAGGCTCGACTGCTGGAAGTAGCGGCACGGGCAATAATCAAGGCGATAACTCGGCTCAGTTAACAGCTCTTCAAAAGCAGCTTGATGACCAGACAAAATTAATCAATTCTTTGCAAGCTGGGCAAAATGCAGCAGCTGGACAAGCTGCGCTCAATACGCAGATAACTAATCAAAATGCTTTGACCCTTCTGCAGTCAACTTTATCTGGCTATGGCATTGATCCAACTGGCGCTATATCAAACGCTATCCTCGGATTGCAGCAAAAGAACTATGACGCTGCAACAATTCAGAACCTTATACAAGACCCAAATGCAGCCGCTTCTAGCGACCCAAATGTTGTGGCATTAGCTAACGCTTGGAACACGCGCTTTTCTGGCAACGTCGCTCGCGAAAAGGCTGGCCTTACACCGCTTTCTCCAGCTGACTATATCAGCACTGAAAACTCATACAAGGCAGTTATGGCCCGTGCAGGTATGGACGCTGCCCATATGGATCCAGCAGTCTTGGGTAACCTTATCGGCACCGACGTTTCTCCAGCTGAAGTTCAACAGCGCGTAGATGCTGCTACCGCAGCTGTAACCGCAACAGACCCTTTTACTTTGCAACAGCTCCAGCAAAACTTTGGTTTAACAAAGGGTGACATGGTTGGTCATCTTCTTGACCCAGCTACAGCCTCTAGCGTTATCGCTCAGAAGGTTCAAGCTTCTCAAATTCAAGGCGAAGCAGGTCGTCAAAATCTCGCTCTTAATCAACAGAACGCTGCGACCCTTGCTGCCGCTGGTGTAACCCAAGCTCAGGCAGCTCAAGGATTTACCAACATCGGTTCTCAAATTGGCCAGCAGCAAGCTCTTGCTAGCACATACAATATGAACGCTGGCAATATCGGCAACGCTTTGACAGCAGCTACATTCAACTCCAATATCAATGGAGTGAGCGCAGCTCAGGCTCAGCAAGATTTAACCCGCTTGCGCGCACAGGAAGTTAACCAGTTCTCTGGTTCTTCAGGCGCTTCCAAGGGCAGCCTCTACACAGAACAACAGGGCGTTTCCTAAGCCCATTAAGTTCCGTCACTACCGACCAGCATAGATGACGTGTATTCCAGACTGGTAGTAGGAGCCAACATTCTTTCCCCTGGGAAATGTTGTGGCCTGCGTCCAACCAACAGAAAAGGGAGTGCCACATGGCAAACCAATACGAAGAAGACGAAGACGATCTAGAACTTGATGAAGTTCAGCAGGACCAGAATGGCCCAGCTAATCTTCGCAAGGCATTAAAGCGCGCTGAGCGCGAAAAGAAGGAACTGGCTGAACAGCTAGCAAACATTCAAGCAGACCTTCGTGGTCGTTCCGTCAAGGAAGTATTGGAACAGAAAGGCGTATCCACAAAGATCGCCAAGTTCATTCCTGGCGACGTAAGTACGCCTGAGCAGATTGACGCATGGTTAAACGAGAACGCTGATGTGTTCGGTTTTACCGTGAGTGAAGATGCTTCATCGGAAGCACCAGAAAACCCAACTGCCCGTGAGATGCAGCGTATCAACGCCTCTCTTCAAAACGCAAATACCCCTTCCCGCGACGTAGACGCAGCGGCGAAGTTGGCTGGCGTTAAGACAAGAGAAGAGCTTGACATGCTGGTATTCGGACAATCGGTTACTGGTCGCGGACGACGTTAAACAACCCATCCACGCACAATATACCCAAAGAAAGTAGGTGACGCATGGCTAATCAATATACCGACTCAATCGGCTCTACTGCTGGTATTCCAGGTTTAGTACAGACCGCATATGATCGCTATGTAGAGTTTGCCCTTCGTGCTGTTCCTCTTATCCGCGACGTTGCAGATAAGCGCCCAGTACAGCAAGCAATGCCAGGTTCGTCTGTTGTATTCCAGATTTACACAGACATGACCGCAGTAACTTCTTCTCTCTCAGAAGATGTTGATCCAGATGCAGTAGCACTTGGAAACACAACCCCAATTTCTGTATCTCTCCTTGAGTACGGAAATGCCTCATTGACAACTCGTAAGCTTGAGTTGTTCTCACTCTCAGATGTTGACCCAGCGATTGCAGATATTATCGCCTTCAACATGGCTGACTCTCTTGACACAAACGTCCTTAACGTTCTTGTCGGTGGCCCAAATGCTATCGCAGAAGTTAACGGCTCACTTGTTTCAACCTACGCTGGTTCATACACCAACGGAACAACCAACAAGTCAATTCTCTCAACCGACGTAATCAAGTCACGCGATATTCGTACCGCAGTGGCTAAGCTTCGTGCAAACAAGGCTGTCCCACGTCAGGGAGAATACTACTGGTGTGGTATTCACCCAGAAGTTTCATTCGACCTTCGTTCTGAGACAGGCTCAGGCGGATGGCGTGATGACCACAAGTTCTCCGAGACAGGTGCAGCTGAATTTTGGCCAGGCACCATCGGAACTTATGAAGGCGCAATGTTCGTAGAATCACCACGTTTGTTCAACACAACCGATGGTACAGGTTCTACTGGTGCAACAGGCACCTTCGGAACATCGTCTTACGTCAACGGTACTGGTGGCGTTCGCGTCTTCCGTACACTCGTTGCTGGAAAGCAAGCATTGGCTGAAGCAGTTGCTGAAGAGCCACATGTCGTGTTCGGTCCAGTCGTTGATAAGTTGATGCGTTTCCGTCCAATCGGATGGTACGGCGTTCTTGGCTGGGCACGTTACCGTGACGCAGCTTTGGTCCGTGTCGAATCAACATCTTCGATCCACAGCTCTTAATTTGAGTTAGTTGTCTCCCAGCCTCGCACGTGGGGCTGGGTGGCAACACCCCTATTGAAAGGTAGCACATGGCATATGTTTTCAAACCACCTACGGTGGAAGAAGGCCCTGCGGGCTTTGGCATATTGTTTTGGCGTTATCGCTTACCACGGGCAAATTCAATTCTTGTATTCGGTACAGCCGTAGTTAGTACGCGTACCCCTGCCGTACAAGATACTCAGTCAGCAGATTACTGCTACTTGGGTGGACATGAGTATGTACTGTCCCAGGCGGAATATACGATTTTAACAAACGCTGGTTACGGCGCTAACATCACAACGGTTTAGGAGCAGGCGTGTTTAGTCCAGGACGATACAACATTAGCATTATCCAAGGCACGACCTTTAGCATTGCTCCCATCTGGCAAATCGATAACCTGCCAGTAAACATCACAGGCTACTCAGCAGACATGCAGGTGCGCGATGTATCAGGCGGACTTATTACTGAAATGTCTACAAACAATGGACGCGCTACTATCAATGGCGCTCTTGGTCAAACCACGCTGACTTTGACGGCAGCCCAGACTGGCGCTCTCGCCGTGGGCAACTACACATACGCTTTCAACCTGACAGATACTTCTAGCAACGTCTATCAAATCCTCAACGGATCATTCGTTGTTCAGGCGACGGTGATACACTAATGTCAGTCACAACTAATTCCATATCGACTGTACTTATCCCCGTCACAACCAACGTCTTTAACGTTGGTTCTACTCAACCATTAGTTATTGAACTGGGCGTGATTGGCCCACAAGGTATTCAAGGAGCAACAGGTGCTAACGGTAACACTGGGCCTACTGGCAATACTGGCCCCACTGGCAGTGTCGGCGTTACTGGTCCGACGGGAGCTACGGGTAATACAGGAGCTACAGGAGCGACAGGAAGTGGCGCGACTGGCGCAACTGGTGCAACAGGGAGTACTGGAGCAACAGGACCCACTGGTAACACTGGAGCGACAGGATCCACAGGTTCTACTGGCTCAACAGGTGTTACTGGCCCGACAGGGGCTACTGGATCCACAGGACCAACTGGAGTAACTGGACCTACTGGTTCAACTGGTAGCACAGGTGCTACAGGTGCAGGCGGTGCGCTGGGCTATTACGGCAACTTCTACGACACTACCACCCAGACCAATGCTGGCGCTACAAGCGCTAACCTCATCACCATTAACACTAATGTTGGCTCTAGTGGAGTAAGCATTGTATCTGGCAGCCAGATTACCTTTGCCTATGCTGGTACATATTCCGTCAATTTGCTTGGTCAATTCATTACCACAGGCGGCGGTAGCAACTATCAGGT